GGTTATATATGTAATGCGTTCCACTAACTGACCCGGCTGCACGGGGGTTGTTTTCAATGCCTTCATCAAGCCACGCGGTCCGTGCAAGCTGGCCGATAGCCCATACACCGTCAGAGTAATTAAAAGTAACGTACCGATCTGGTAAATCAGAGCTGCTAGAATTATAAAACCAACCTACCTCGTTAAACTGCCGGTTTAAAAACGAGAAAAACTGGAAGTTTTGAGACTCATTAATATCGTCAAATACATAGCTGTGTACCAAACAGGGGACATTTTTAACCGCGCCGTTGTACACATAGAAACCTTTTCGATCCATCCAGAAAACACCCGCTGGGGAGTTAACAGCAGCTCCCGGTGCAATTAACCCTACTCCTTCGTTAATTAACGTAACGCCAAAAGTATAAGGAGGACCAATAAATTGAAGGCTGTACAGAGCCGTGTCTGTCCAAATTAAAGTTTCTTGTCTTGCTCGTAACCCGCCTATAATTTGGGAACCAGAAGATAACCGTAAAGATCCGGCTGTGTTTGTGCTTTTTGGTTCCCATTCCAATATGTTTTCTTGATCGCACCAAGCAATTAATAACGGATCGATTACGTTGGTTCTACTGGGCAGTTCCAGTGGGTCCGCTCCTAAAACAAGAACATGGCGATCTACCGCTGAAACAAGCACTTGAAGCCCTAATGTAGGAGGTACATTAGCCCCAGACAAATCTTCTAACGCTTTAGCTCTGGCCGCTGTAGTGTCTGAGTTATCCCAATAAAAAATACCGCCAGCTCGTACACAAGAAACCATGTCTTCGCCAAAATTATCAATTGACCACAGGCGTAGCTGGCTAGACGCACTTAATGCGCTAACTGATCCAAACGTGCCGCTGCCCCAAGTGCCCGAACCCCAACCAGAACCAGACACAAACGTATCTAGTCCAATGTTAATTTGATAAGCCCCAACTACGCTGCTGCCCCCATTGCCGCTATCACTAGCGTTAGCGGTTACGGTAGCTCCAGAAGTGTCTTTTGCAGTAAACGTGTAGGCGTTAGCACTGGTTACAGTAGCTATTTCATACTCTTGATTAAGCACCGCAGCGGTCACATTACCACCTAAACTTGCAGATCCGCTAAAGGTTACAAAATCCCCTGCTACTGCCCCGTGGTTCGTGTCTGTTGCTGTAATAGTAGAAGAACCATTACTGGCGGAAAAAGTAACATCTCCTGCGCTCGTAGTTAAACGAAGCGGGGTTACATCGTAAAACGCATCACCCTCTTGAATGTAAAGTTTTACACGGGTGCCTATGCCTAAGTATTTTGTGCCTTGCAGATTAACCCACGCATGAAGTTTGCGCCCGGTTCCTAGATAAGTGTTAAGGGTGTTTTTAGCCCATCCACCTATTTTTTCTGGAAAACCTTTTCGGAATCGAACTAAATTACCGTCAAACCAACCGCCTTCAGCTGTGTAAGCAGTTCCTTCTTTGTTGATTCCCGGGTTGAATAATAGTTTTTGTAGTGCCATAACTCACAATCATAAAAACTTTGCTGCAACTATGGTTGCAACCATGAATGGATACACTCCCCAAATCATCATTTCTAGTTTTTTAAACTTTTCAGACCCTTCTTCTAAGCGTTCTTCAATGCGTTCGTATCGCAAAGCACATTCTCTTTGATGAGTCTTTAACTCATTCAAGGTCTGTTGAGAAGCTGGTTCTTTAGCTTGAGATCTTTTTGAAGCCATTAATCCGACCTTTTGACAAACTTAATGGGATTAGTTGTAGCCCCTTCCTTCGCCTTACCAATGTTTAACGCTGCAATTTCGACAATCTTATATAGCCTTCCAATCAACGCATCATCTTTAGGAGTGGGAGTAAGGCTGCATATAATCGATGCCGCGCAAACAATACCCGTTACTACAGATATTATATTAAGAACAAAATCCATTATTCTTGCTCCGGAGTAACCGCTTCTAGTTGTTGCGCATACCAGTTAAATGCCGCTACATAAGTATCTAGTTGTTTTTGATTGGCATTAATTACATTAGTAATCTGCCCAATCTCTTCTCTAAGCTCGTCCATACGAGCAGTCAACATTTCAGGATTAGGAGGAAGCTCGACAACCTCAGTTTCCTCTATAACTTCTGCTTCAGTGCCTTGTTCCATCTTCCTCTACCTTCCATACGTTTAAATTTGCAGCGACTGTGCGCCGTTCTCCATCACCCTCAAAGGGGTAAACCATATGTGTTAACCAGCTAGGAAACATTAAAAACTTCCCGACTTCTGGCTTAATTACAAAACTTTGCGGGGGAGCTAACCGCTCTACATCCAATAAACTATTACGACCATAACTAAACGCGAGGCAACCATCTGCATTGCCAGAAGAGTTATATAGGCTGTATTCTGGACTTCCCGCTGTAGGCTGGTCTAAGATCTGTTGTGGTACTTTTGTCCATGTGGTGCAGGAGACTCCCATAATAGTTTTAGTACCATGATCATGTATGGGATTGTAATCGCCAGCGTAAGAATGAACAGACCAAAGCTCATCAGTTAATACCTCTCTTTTTCCTTGTAGTGGATTACCAGACTGAGCGCAAAACTGCTTCACATAGTCCATTGCCAACCCTTGAATCGTCCAGTTGAAATCTTTTAGTTCTTCACAATGGTGATCCATTGTAAGCTGTTGACCGTGAGCTATCTGCCCTACCAACGTACCCGCATGACTTTTGCGTTCCTGATCTACCATTAGCTTATCTAGGTAATCATTAAGCGTACCAACCATGCTTTCAGATAGTTGCGCCTCCAGCATAAACACCGCTGGCAGCGAATGAAATTTATAGTGTTGCGGCTCCATTAACTAGGGATTACATAACTGTTGTCAGGAACAGGATCTTTGGGAGGATTGGCTATCACCGAATCGTATTGACTAGCAAATATTGCATCCCACTGTGTTGTTGGGCAAAGATCTTCAAGCTCTTTCTTAGTCCAATCTGCTTCAGCTTTAGCTGTAAAGTTAGTCGTAGTTGAGCCGTCTGGTGCTGTTTCAGTTGCGTCAATATGTACAGTCTTATTATTCGTATAATAATCAGCTTCACCTTCAGTACCTTGCTCATACTTCATGCTAAGCGACCAAAAGACCACTTTACCATCTAAAATAGATGGGATTGCCTCTGTAAGAGTTTTCTTAATAGCCATTACTATTCTCCTTTAAGTTTTTCGACTTCAGCCGAAAGTTCTTGAATTGCTTTAATCAACATAGGTATAACCGCTGTTGAGCCAACTCGTTGTCTGCCATCAGCCTCATCTTCTGACCACATATCAAACCCGTCTTTTAATGACGAATGCTTGTCTATGGCTTCTTTAACTTCTTGAGCAATAAAACCATGTTGATAGGTTTCTGTTCTGTAGCGTTTTTCTGAATCCGCTACATGGGCATCTAATTCTTCAGGTATATCTTTTTCTTTTCGATATCTAAATGTTCTAGGTCTAAGATCATTAATAAAAGATAGCCCAACTACTTCGTCTTCAATTTCTTCTTTAATTCGTTCGTCAGAAGGATTAGCCCAAGTTGTACCACCAAATGAACAGTTAGTGTCAAGAGTACCGCCTCCAAAAACAAATGTGCTGTTTCCAGTTCCTACTACGTTATATCCAATAGCTATCTCTGAATTTACTGTCGCACTACTAGGTTTTGCAAGCGCACCAAGCATGACATGATAACTGCCTGTAGTTGTTATTTGATCCGCAGCCCTGCCAAGTGCGACATTGTGAGAACCTGTAGTACATGATGATAAACAGGAAGATCCGAAAGCACTGTTATAGCCTCCCGTTGTTATATTGTAAGCAGCATTAACCCCCGTCGCCGTATTTTCTGTTCCACTCGTGTTATCTTCCAGTGCTTGAAAACCTACCGCTGTATTGTTATGGGCAAGATTGTTGCCAAGCGCATGATATCCAACCGCTACAGTGTAGTTTTTGTCTACATTATCTGCATTCGCAAGATATCCAACAGCCACGTTGTAAAGCCCAGTTGTGTTAGAACTCATAGCAGTAACACCGACTGCTGTGTTGTAACCACCCGTTGTGGTTGATTGCATACAAGCTGCACCAACAGCAACATTTAAACCCGCTGTTGTACTGTTGGTTAAGGCTAACCTTCCAAGGGCGGTGTTGTTATCTGCGGTGGTAGCACTGTATAAGGCTCTGTAGCCAACAGCGGTGTTTTCTGCGCCTGTGGTGTTGGCTTTAAATGCCTCTGAGCCAACGGCTACGTTGCCTGCACCAGTAGTGGTGTTTTCCATCGAGCCATAACCCACAGAGGTGTTGTCACTAGCTGTGGTGTTGGCGAACAATGCATTCATGCCCAAACCAGTGTTATTCCCACCCGTAGTGTTCGTTATCAGTGCCTGAGAACCCACCGCAGTGTTTTGGGTAGCTGTTGTGTTGGCCGTTAAAGCATCATAACCTACTGCCGTGTTGTTATTGGCGGTGGTATTAGCTGCCAAAGCATCCTTACCAACCGCAACATTACCAGTGCCTGTGGTGTTAGCGGATAAAGCATTATGACCAATGCCTATATTATTATCTGCGGTGGTGTTTGCATTTAAAGCATACAAACCAATTCCTATGTTACTATCTCCTGTGGTGTTGGCTGTTAAACTTGTTCTGCCTACCGCAACATTGTAATCACCTGTGGTATTTGCTGTTAATGCTTGAAAACCAACCGCAACATTATAACCTCCCGTTGTTTGAGCCTCTAATGACTCTGCACCCACAGCAACACTTTCTGTGCCTGTGGTGTTTGCTTGTAAAGCTGCATAACCCACGGCTGTATTGTTTGATGCTGTTGAGTTTACAAATAAAGCGGTATAACCCACTGCGGTATTATTCGCGCCTGTCGTATTTGCTTTTAGTGCAGCTCTACCTAATCCAGTGTTGTTATTAGCTGTGGTATTAGCTTCAAGAGCCTGATATCCCAGCGCAGTATTATCGGTTCCAGTTGTGTTGGCTTCTAACGATTCTGCTCCAACAGCCACGTTTTCATCACCTGTGGTGTTGGCCCCCAATGCAGAAACCCCAACCGCTGTATTGTTTGAAGCAGTCGTGTTTGCATCAAGTGCGCCAGATCCCACCGCTGTGTTCGTAGCCCCTGTAGTGTTTGCGCCTAAAGCATTAGTTCCAACCGCCGTGTTGTCTCCCGCAGTCGTGTTTGCATCTAATGACCTATACCCGACTGCTGTGTTGGATGCTCCTGTGGTGTTATCGTTTAATGCCTGATCCCCAAAAGCTGAATTTGCGTTTCCAGTGGTATTTGCCTCTAGAGCAGAGTTGCCGAAAGCATTGTTATTAGATGCGGTGGTGTTTGCGGCTAAAGCAGATACTCCAAAAGCATTATTTGCAGACCCAGTGGTGTTGGCAGCTAATGAAGCTCCTCCAAAAGCACTGTTATACGAGGCGGTAGTGTTGGCTATCAAAGTACCAGTTCCAGCCGCTGTGTTATATGCGCCTGTGGTATTTGCTTCTAATGCTTTTTCACCGACAGCGGTATTATTGCTTGCAGCATTGGTAACCAAAGCTCTATAGCCAATGGCTGTGTTTTGACCGCCCGTAGTGTTTGTATACAAAGCAGCAGAACCCACCGCAGTGTTGTATTCACCTGTGGTTGTACTTAAAGCAGCATTAGCCCCCACGGCAGTATTGTGGTCAGCAGTTGTATTGCCTCCTAAAGAATTGTCTCCAACCGCCACATTGTTAGTGCCTGATGTGATTGCATCTAATGCGCTATCACCTATAGCTACATTATCTGTACCTGTAGTAAGCCCTGTGCCAAACGCACCTGAACCCAGACCTACATTGCCTGTGCCACCTAATACATCAAGTACATCAGTGACTGCCGCACCAGATCCAGCACCGTCTGTGGCGATCATTCTGATACCGCCATTTGGTATAACTACATTTGCGCCTGTACCTTGAGAAATCGTTACAGTATTACCAGCAGAGTTTTGAACTACCCATACGTTACTGATAGTGTTAGGAGCAAACGTCACGGTACAGGCTTGTGATAAAGAACCTGTAAGTGTTAGTGCTGTAGAACGAAAAGCGTCTGAAGCCCCATCAGCCATCGTTATGGTGGCGGTAGAGGCGTCTGAAAGAGCTTCCGATCCCGTTCCAAATTTTTCTGCGATCATTTCTAGGTTCAAATTTGTGGTCGTACCCCAAGTTCCTGAACCATCGCCTGTCGCCATTTCATTTAGACGAAGATCGTTTACATATGTACTAGCCATTTATGCTACCTCTTTCCAATCTGGTGTTTGACTGTCGTCAATAGTTGACCAACCCGGTGTTTGACTGTCATCAACTGCTGACCAATTCGGTGTTTGGCTATCATCGATAAGTCCCCAAACATTAACGCCACTCGTTGTACAGGCTGCTTCCACGCCTGTGACTGAAACATTTGCATCGCCATCAAACGTAACCGTTCCAACAGATCCGACCATTTCTGTTGTAGAAACTGGGACCGTGTTACTTGTGATCGTGGTGACGCTTCCAAGCCCTGTTGTTCCGGCAACTCCTGTGACACTGACGGTTGCTGTGCCCGTGACAGTAACTGATCCCAACGAGACTGTGCCTGCCACGCCAGTGACCGAAGTGCTTGCGTCAGCCGAGACTGAAACTGAACCAAGCGTTCCGGTGCCTGCGACACCCGTGGGGCTAACGTTTGCTGTGCCCGTGACAACAACCGTGCCAAGAGTACCAGTGCCTGATACGCCAGATACACTAACACCCGCATCACCGGATACAGATACCGATCCAAGGGTGCCTGTTCCCGCCACACCCGTGACAGAGACGTTCGCATCACCCGAAACCGAAACTGTACCGAGTGTACCTGTTGCGTCAGGGACCGCTTCGCCATTACCCCACGTTCCTTCACCCCATCCATGAGAGGAAGAATTCCATCCATCAAAGGCAACTTTGACATCAGCCACACGTTATATCCTATGCAATCCTAATAATTGCGTTACTAGCGTCTGCTGCTGGAAATTGAACAGTAAAGTCACCGCTTGTAGATGTTTTATCTGCTCCAAAATCCAGTATCGCTACTGCCCGGTTAGCGGACCCTGCTGTAGTTGAGGAATTATAAATCAACGCCCCTCTCGCAGTAATTGAGCTACTAGACCAAGTAGTGTCCGCAAAATCTGTAAGGGCTGTAGTTCCTGATGTGGTGGGATCTACATTAGTCAGCGTGTTGCCGCCAGCAGTATACCCCGTGCCTGTAGCAGAAACTTCGTTAGTCGTTGCATAAGCCGTAGTAGACGCTGACATAGTTGCACTACTGGTGTACAAAGCAATCTTGAACGTATTGCCTGTGCCTGTAGTGGTAGTCGTTCCTCCACCAGAACCGTTATGGAAATTATGAATTCCTTGTAAAAGTTCTGATTTAAACGAGGTTGCCATAGCTGTCGTGATAGCCATTATAGTCTCCTTAAAATATCAGCAACATCTGAATGACCCTGCTGAATAAATTCGTTAACAAGCGTTGTTCTGTCGCTTTTAACTGCTTGTTTAATAATACCTAAAACTATGTGATAAATGCGACTTTTAAAAGCTTCTGCCTGTTGCCGCACAATAGGATCTACAGAGTCTGACACACTTACTATTTGTTCTACCGCTCGTTCAGCTAATTCTTCAGGAGACAATCCTCTGCGTTGTGTTGTTTTTACAACAACATCTCCTATATTTGATTCAACAGCCATTTTAAACATGGTTAAGCCATCCTCG